ATTTTGCGCAATAAACCACTTTACTGTTTCAAAAATAAAATAATTTGTTTTAGATTCAGCAGATCGATTAGCACTATTTAACAATGATAATCCACCACATGGAGGAATTGCTAACATTAGATCAGTAAAATTTATCTTATTATCAAAAATATATTTTTTATATTCTTCTATTGATAGAGAATTGTTAATAAAATTATAATCTAAATAAGATATATTTACTTTTTTATTATTTATAAGATGTTGTTCATTTTTTTTAAACCCATCAAAAGAAAAAATATATTCATACTTTAATTCATCTTTAATTTCTTTATTATATTTTTCTTGAGCTAAATAAAAAGAACCAATTAATGGTATAAAATGTGTTATTGAATACATTAAAATAAAGTCCTTTTCTTAAACGGTATAGAATACGATAACTGCTTAAAATTTTGCATTGTATCTATCATTTTTTTAAAAACAACATCTGAAGAATACACTTGAATAGATTCAAATGAAGTGTCATAATATTTTTTTCTTAATTCTAAATTTAAAAATATTTCATTCATGTTAAATGCACATTCTTCTGCATTTGATAAATCTTTCTTTAAAAAAATTCCAAAATTTATTATTGTATTTAAACTTATATTATTTATTTTTGTATGTAATGACCAATCATAATCAAACAGTGGGATTAATCCAACACTAATCATTTCTAATTGTGCATATTCTATATTATTTCCATTTGCATCTGAGTTAATATTATAAAAAGAACAACCAAATAAACTGTCTCCAATTTCATTAAGAGTTTTTTCTCTTTCATACGGTCCATATACATAGGGCAACTGTATGTCTTGTTTTGATCTTATAGTATAAAATTTTTTACTATCAGTACAATCAAACATTTCTATATTATGTTTTGAAGTTTTCATATCAGAAAATTTAAACATTGGAAATACAGCCCCAATAGAACGTTCAATTCCAATAAGTTCACTTTTAAAATTATATCTTTTTATATAAGAGTGAAAATTATATAAACGAAAAGGATCTTTAAAAGTTGCATATCTACCTAAATAAGTTACTCGTTTTTCTCTATCTTTAATATCTTTTCTATATTTAAGAAGTTCTTTAAAATTAATACCATTCTGTAAAAAAATATATTTATTAAGAATATTTTTTCCATACCTTATTTTTAATTCTTCAAAAAATGGACTTTTATTTGAAAATGAAAATATACCATCCATCTTTTCATTTATTTCGTATAAATTAGCATTGCGGGCTAAACTTTGTTTTTTATGATCATTCTGTGTACTAAATTTTTTTGGTTTAATCACATCACAAATTAGATAATTATAAAAATCATCAATACATTTTTGTGAAAACCCTTTTTTTGCGGGGATAGAACAATAAAGAATTAAGTCAAATTCTGTATTTAATTTAATAGATAATTCTTTAAATTGATCTACTTCAATTAAAGAATAATTTATTATATTTTGTAAATTTTTTCGAGGCCAAGATTTTTCATTTACTGCAAAAATATGAGAATACATATTATTTTCATTTATATAATTATTTAATTCGGTTGCAAATCGAGTAACTCCCGCACCCTCAATTCCTCTACCTAATATTAATGCAATTTTCATTATTTATCTCCTGTACTTCCAAAACCACCGTCTTTACGTTCTGTATTAACATCTACCTCATTTACTAATTTTGGGACTCCATTCCAGACCGGAAATACAAGTCCTTGGCATATCTTATCACCTTTAGTAAATGTAACTTCATGATCAGAATTATTATATAAATGTGCATGAACATTTCCACGGTAATCACTATCAATCACACAAGCTAAAATGTCACATTTCTTTTTAGTTGCAATACCACTTTTTTCTTTCATTATAAGTGTGTATCCCTGTGGCATTTCAACACAAATGTCTAGAGGAATTAACACATCTTTTCTTGGTTCAATAATGATATTTATTGGTGTATAAAAATCTAGACCTGCAGATTCTTTAGTACCTCGTGTTGGCATTTTTGCATTTTCAGATAATAACTGAATATTTAAATAAAAATTTTTAAACATTTAATTCTCCATTTTTAAATTCTTTACAACTTAATTTTACTTTATAAGATTGCTTACAAGTCTTAATACATTTTTTACATAATTCATTATATTCAGCCCACCACCATTTTTCCCATTGTTTTTCTGTACAATAATCCATATTTTGTTTTTCTATTAATTCAGCCATTTGTTATTACCTTTTAATTGTAGTTTCAAAGCCATAATATTTTGCAAATGAAGAGGGAATAGAGTCTGCTGCCACCTTTATATATGAATCTATTCTTTCTTTTGAATAATTAGTTTCTTTTTGTAAATAACTTAAAAATGACATTAATTGATTTTCTGAATCACCAACAAAATCATCTTTTAATTTACATACAATACTTAACATCATATAGAATCTTATACTATTAATAATATCTGATACTTCAAAAAATTTATTACTCATTTTATTTCTCCTTTTATAATCTTAATATATAAAATTTTTTTAAAAATTTATTGATTTATTTCAAAATCTCCATTCTTAAATTCTTTACGTCTTTTAAAATCATATTCCCTTTTATAGAATGACCAATCTTTTACATTTGTAAAAAAACCTACGACTCTAGAAATTTTCTCAATTATTTTACCTGAACAAATTGGACACAAATCTTTATTACCAATTGTTACATGTCCATTTTCACATTTACAGAAAGCAGAATTTATAGCAAAATGCTCACAATTACTTTCTACTGCAAAATTAATCAATTTTTCTGCTTGCTTACTTGTAATATGTTCACCAACTGTTATATGACTAATGCCACCTCCAGTTAGCATAGATAAATATTTTCCATCTATTTTCATTTTATCCCAAACAGTTGTTTGATTATCCCATAGTGGAATGAATTGATTCGCATATAAATTATAAGAAACTATTTTATCATTAAATAATAATTTATCTGCACGGGGTAATCTATGTGCCATTGCCTCAGCGGGCACCTGTTCTACGTTAATAAAAATTTCATTAAAATCTTCTTTATTTATATCTAAATTATTATTTAATATAAATAAACTATCTTTAATTGCATCCTCATTTTTTGTATAAATTAATTTTTTCTTTAAAATTTCATCAGCTTCAACGTACCCAATAATCCCTATAGTTGAAAACATTTTGTCTAACTGTATCCAACCAATTTTTAAAAAATGCTGTAACCCTCTTTTTGTCGAATCTTGCAAAAGTAATTTGTGTGCTTTCAATATTTTTTTACAACTTAATGTTGAATCCTTAATTAATTGATGATACTCTTCTTTTGATTTTGCAATTAAAGCTAATCTTGCAAAGTTTATACAAACAACCCTGTGTGAACCTAATGAAATAGAACCACCAGCACCAAAACTATTTGCTTGTGATGCTAAATCTATTTTATCTTTATCCGACCAAAGGCGACAACAACTGGCTATTTTATTTCCTTCACTTACAAAAATATTATATCTATAAATATCTTTTTTACAAATAGATTTTAAAAATTGTTTATCTTCAATTATCCAATTTCCATCTTTATTTTTTTTCTTTGATACATTTAAAGTAACTACAGGGAAACGGTAAGGCATTCCATTATTACAAGGATCACCTTTATCAAAAAATTCCATAAATATATTTTGAAGTTCAATTATGAATTCAATAATATAATTTACATCATATTTTAAATTCCCGCTATCATCTTGATAATACCATAAATATTCTTCACCAACTAATTTTTTTAATTTCTCTCTGTCGAATAAAGATATGTTGGTAAACGGAGATTCCGATCCACCACTTCTACTTAATGAATTAAAACCATGTACTATTCTTTGAAATTGATTTTCAATATATTTTCTATATTCTATATTTTTTAAATCTTCAATTGTTTTATTTTCTTTTAATAAAAGTAAATGTGTAATATCAAGAAGGAATGATCCTACTGCAATCGCCCCAGCAAGAGAATTACTCATTTGATGAACAACTTCATTTAACAATGAAATATATGAGTCAACTCTTTTTACAGGTTTTGATGGTAATTGCCCAAAAGGTTTTCCAAAACTAATTAATTTTGATGCGTCGAAACTCCAACAGTATGGAATTTTTATTTGTCCTGAATCTGAAATTGCTAAAGTATAATCATACATTAAACTTGTTAAATAAGATGCCTCTTTCTTACCATACAATTCATTCATTTTTCTATATAAAGCGCGATACCCTATTGTTTTCTTTATAGGAGTTACTGCTTCTTGGAAAATTCCTGAAACAGTTTTTTCTTTATTAGCATTATCATCAATTGTAATATCATTTAAATTCCCCTCTTCTAACTCCTCATATTGATTTATTATTGAAAAACTGTCTTTGTCTAAACCATGTATTTTTAAAATATTATTTGTAGTTTCTTCTAATTTATTTTCAGGTATCTTATAATATTCTCGAAGTCTATTTTCCAATGTTTTATAAATCAAATTTGATGCTTGAGCTATACTTGTACTATTATGCATTTCACCTCTTCCATTAATAAAATTTTAGTACTCCGTTTTTACTTAACTGCTTATACTCTGCATCATAGAAATTTTGATTCTTTGATGCTAATTGCATTCTGTAATCATCCTTAAAAGATTCTTGTTTCTTTTTCTCCTCGTATTTGCCACACTTTAAAAATTTAAATCCAGTTATGTTTTGCTCTTTTACATAATCAATTTCATATCCCGTATAAATACATATTGAATATTTATTTCCATTCTCCTCGCAAAACTTTTTTGTAAAATATAAATTATTTTTATGTAAAGGATCGCCCCCACTTAAAACAATTGCTTCAACTTGATCGTTCTTTTGCATGAATTCATTAATGAGTCGAATAGCTGTATTTGTATGTATTTCTACAGTACCTTCAATTTCTTGTTCTGAATCCTGAAGTTGTGGGTTATGACAATTTTTGCAATTATGTTCGCAACCTGTAAGATATACTACAAGTGAACAAAAATAAGGATCTGGATAATCCTGAAATGATATTGAAAATGGGTAAGCAAGTTTAATAAGTTTTGAATCCAATATATAGTCCTATATGTTAGTATGTTATAGATTCCTTATTTAAATGTGTAACTTCTAATTATTAGTAAAAAATTGTATTTAAATTTAATTTTTTTAAAAAGGTACTTCAGATTTAACTTCTAATTCAATCCATAAAGAAGCTGTATCAGTAAGAATACCAAAAGTAAAAATATCCGTAACTGACCTAAAATCATAATGTACTTTGTATTTCTTCGCCAGGTTTGTATCTTTTTATATCTATCATATCACTAAAATTAATCATTTATTCTTGTCTCTTTTTGAATATTTTTTTAATTTATTAAAAGATAGAATCATAACTGCATGATCTATAACATCTAAAATTTTCTCGATTTCATTCAAATAAAATAATTCTTTCTTTGTTAATTTATTTATGAATTTTTTTATAATCAAAGACTGCCGCAATTTTAATAATTCACCAAATTTATCAGATGAATAAATTTCATTTGTAGTCTTATTGAATTGCTTTTCTAAATTTTTCATTTTTTTTCTAATCACAATAAGATCGATTACATTTAGGACATCCAGTAACTAAACTAGTCCCATCTTCGCCACGTTCGATGAGTATTTTAATTATATCTTCTTTACACTTCCAGCATCTTCCATTACTTGGCATGAAAAATGGTGCTTTATTTTGTTTACAAAACTCATGTTGATTATTTAGAAATTCTTCTCTTGTAACCATTTAATTTTATCTCCTTATGCTTCAAAAATTTTATTTAAAACTTTAGTCATTCCCTTATAACAATAATTACTAACATCTTTTATGGCCACAATCTTGTACCCATTAATTTCTGGAAACTGCTTTCCATCTTTATCAAAATAAGATGTGCATTTCAAATTGCTCAAATTTATATCCTTATGCAAGTCATTAAACCAAATCTTAAAAAGATACAAGTCTTTATTTTTTAAATATTCATAAAAACCTAAAGGCTCAAATCTATGTAATGCTTCATATAAATAAACCTCTTCATACAAACCAAACTCTTCCTTCAATTCTCGTCGGGCCGTTTGAATATATGTTTCGCCTTCCTCTTGTCTTCCCTTTGGAATATCAAATCCTTTACCCCAAGTAGTATGTCCTACAAGAATATTTTTATTGTCTGTTATGATTGTTCCTACTGAGAGTTGTTTCAATTTCTATGCTTCCTTTATTTTATAAATTCTAAATAATCTTCAGCTATTTTAATTTGATCTTTACAATAATTAATATATGATTTTACTACTTCAACTGTTGCACTATCAGAAACTTCTTCAAAATCTCCACAACCATCACCTACAAATCTATATATTATTTTATCATCAAAAGTTACTTTGCTAAATTCTTTTCTTTTTGAAATCGAACTTATATAATCTTTAATCATTCTATCTCCTCAAAAAACTCTATTCATTTTTTCATTCCAAACATATTCATTAAATCATTAAACTCCTTATTATCTGAAAATATATTAGCAGCATTCGATTGAAAAAAATAATTACATTCCCCATTTTTTAATTTAAATCTTCCTTTTGCAATAACAGAGTATCTTAAACAACTTGTCTTTTTATCACACACTTCATTGCAACATTTTGTAAGATTATTTATGTAATAATTTATTGTACTCATTCTATCTCCTCAAAAATTTTATTTACATTTAATTTTCTTACTGATTTTACTGACTGTGTTAAATGAATCTGTGCAAAATTTCTATCAATAAGTTCATACATAGATTCACCAAAATATTGTTTAAAAATGCTAATGTCAAAATTAGATGTCATTATAACTTTTGTGTTGCTTGATAAAACTTCCCTTAAAAACATGTCATACTCACTTACAATCATGTTCTTATTTTCAGACTTTGTCCAATATACTGACTTATTAATATCCCCTATGTCATCAATTAATAAAAGATCACATTGTTTTAAATTTTTTATTTTATAATAAATATCTTCATCTTTAGAAAATCCTTGAATTTTTAATAAATCTGATATTAAAGTTCCAGCTAAAATAAATTTTACTTTTAATCCATTTTTTATCCCTTGCTTTAATATATTACAAGCAAGAGCCGTCTTTTGTGTTGACTGTGTCCCCCATAAATAAAGATGAGTATGTTTACACTTTTCTTTATGACAATTTTCTGCATAAAACATTATTTGTTTTATTTCTTTAGAATTTTTATCTCCTTTGTAATCTTTAAAACCTATGTTCCAGTAGAATGATGGAATATCTGACTTCTGTAAAAAGAATTCATATTTTTCTTGCTGAACTTTCTTTTGATATTCTGGATTGTCAATTACATACTCATCTCCAGAATTATCTTTTTTTAGAATAAATTGTTCAATTTTCTTTGTCATTTTTAAAATTTATTTCAAATATATTTTGAATTATATTCCCATCTATTACTTTTATAAAAAATTCAATTGTATAAGTTATTTTTAATTTATTTTCAAATAAATAATCATAAATTAATTTATGCATTCTATTAATTTCCCCATCAATTATAAAATCTCCTTCAATATACATTTTATGACCACACGAACATGTAGTATTAAATCCATTATCTCTAAATAATTTTACAATATTTCTTATTGGTTTTTCAATAATATCTTAAAATAATAAAAAATAAATTATTTTAAGTAAACACTTCATAAAAAATTGCTTTCAAAAATAAAAAGTCTTACATTTTCTCCATGTCTGTAATCGCTGTACTCCAACGATATAA